GGTCGCCTCACTGGAAGTAAGACGATGAGTGCGCTCGGCTATGGGATCGCCGGTGTCAGCGCGGTGAACTTCACTCGTTCCGGCGATCAGTGGGGTCCTGGCTAATGGGCGTTGTCGGCTCCATTCTCAAGCCGATCCTCGGTGCGGCTGGGACCTACGGCGGGTTCCAGGCTGCGTCGAGCTTCGTCGACAAGTACGCGGAGGGGAACCTCACCGGGGGAGCAAGGACGGCGGCGAAGGTCGCCTCATTCGGTCTCCAGTACAAGAGCTACCAGGGCGGGCTGAGGCAGCTGACCCGGGGCTTGGCTAGGGGGGTTGGGCCTAGCACCTGGGCCGGCAAGGCAGACTCAATCGTAGGCGCGTTCGGCGTCGGCTCTATGGCGGTGAAGGCGCCTGGGCTCGCGTTCAAGGCCGCTAGGTGGCCTGTGAAGGGACTGCTTTGGGACGCTCCATATGGGGCGGTCGAGTACGGCAGGGCGGCGGTCACTTCGATCGGGAAGCCTGGCGGGACATTCCTCGCGAAGCTGGGTGCGATGAAACACCCGGAAGCCCCGATGGTGGCGGCGGGTCTTGGGATCGGCGTGGCGAAGGCCCATATCGCGAGAAGCCACATACACAGGGGGAACATCTACGCGGCAGACGCGGGTGCTGCGCCGGTCAATCTGGAGAATTTCGGCGGTGGCATCAGCTACGGGATGAGCGCGATCAGTAGTCCTACCGTGATGGCCGGTCAACAGGCCGTCACAGTGAAGATGCTTCGCAGTAGGCGAGTCTGATGCCAGGGATCTATGACGTCCACGAGCAGAGACACGAGCGTGCCCTAGGGGAGGGGGTCCTCTCACAGCTCGCGGTCCCGATCGGCTTCCAGATCGCCGGCGCGGCGATGAGGAGGTTCGGGTACCGGCAGATGACTAGCACCTCAAGGGGGTTCCTAGCCGACCTGTTCTCACGGTCAACGACCACTGAGAAGGCGGCGATGGAGCATCTCTCGGGAGTGTACTCCGAGGGTTACGCGCGTGGAGCCGGAAGGGCGGGCCGTCACGCAGTCGAGTCAGCGACCCGAGCCAGTCGTGGCGTGGCCGCTCTGGGTACTGAGCTCACACGAGTCCCCGTCCTCCCAGGCCTCGCGCCGAGAAGCATGGTCGGTTACGCCAGGGGTACCAACGCGATCGCGCACATCCCATCGGCATCACTGGGACGGCGAATCCGCCCGGGGACGGGTTCTGGCTTCTTCTCCGCCGGCGTGACCGCAAGGTCGGTCGCCAGAGGCTTCTTCGCCTACCAGAGCCTCATGTTGCTACCCGAGCTCGGGGAGATGGTGGCTGGGGCCTACATGGACTGGCGTCCTCGAGCCACACCCAGTCGCCCCCAGCACGACTTCGCGACAGTGTTCTACGACCCCCGTGGCGCCGCCACCCAGAGGCAGCGCGCGATCGCCGCCATCCACGAAAGCCAACTCTCCACAAGGGCAGCACTCGGCAACGAGAGTTCTTTCCTGCACCAGTAGTCGAATGCGTTACGAAGACTACGTCCCGGAACTCCCCTACCCTGATCGTGAGTATCGTCCGTTTGGAGGTACACCCAACGACGAGCACTTCTGTCAGAGATGCAAACTCTACTACTTAAAGCTGTTCAACCAGGGGAAGACCAAGAGCAAGTTCCCGCTCAACTGCTCTTTCGATCGCATCCTAGACCGTCAGTACGTGAAGCCGGAGATGTTCGACTCCCAAGAGGAGTACGAGCTCGCCTGGGCCAGTATCGACCCCGTCACCTGGGGAGCCACATTCCTCGATTTCCACGCCGACTGGTACCAGAAGGAGATCACGAACTGCACCTCGCAGTTCAAGGTGGCCCGGGCTGGTAGGCGTGTTGGTAAGTCCCAGGCGCTGGCGCTCTACGTTCTGTGGAAGGCCCAGACGCAGTCGAAGTTCGAGATTCTGATCATCTGCCCGTACGAGAGCCAGGTCGATCTCCTCTTCAAGAAGATCCGAGAGCTGATCAGCCGGTCAGCGGTCATCCAGGATACGATCAAACGAGACAAACAGAGTCCTCCTCAGGTCATTGAGTTTCAGAACGGTTCGACCATCACCGGCTTCTCCGCGGGAGCAAAGTCGGGCGCGAAGTCGGACAAGGTCCGTGGTCAGGGCGGTGGCCTGATCGTCTTCGACGAGGTCGACTACCTCGAAGACGCCGACATCGAGACGGTCATGGCCGTACTCGCCGACAAGCCTGACACCGAGGTCATCTTCTCTTCGACCCCGACTGGTGTTCGCAAGCGCATGTTCAACGCGAGCACCGACAAGGACTCCCAGTGGAAGGAGTTTTGGTACATCTCGGCGGAGAGCCCGCGCTGGACTCAACAGGCCGAGCAGATGTTCCGGTCCATCTACAGCGCTGGCGGCTACGCGAGAGAGTTCCTAGCCGAGTACGGCGAAGAGATGGCCGGCGTGTTTCGGTCCAGGGACATCCAGGTTTGCCTCAAGGAGTTCAGCCTCGTCGAGCAGAAGAGGGACCCGGACTGGATCTACACGATGGGGGTCGACTGGAACAAAGTCACAGGTACCCACATCGTCGTTGTCGGCAAGCCGACTCGCGGCCCCGCCCACTACAAGATGGTCGACAAGAGGATCATTCGTCGGAGCGAGTTCACCCAACACGAGGGCGTACAGGCCGTCGTGGACATGGACCAGAAGTGGGGATGCGGCTTCATCTACGTTGACGCCGGCTATGGTTCGGTGCAGATCGAGATGCTCCACAAGATGGACGAGCACAAGGGGACCGACTTCAAGAAGCGGCTCAAGGGTATCGACATGGGGTCGAACATCGAGATCATCGACCCGCTTGACAAGGAGATCAAGAAGAAGCCGACGAAGGGCTTCATGGTTGACATGACGGCCAGAGCCGTCGAACAGCACCTGCTCCACCTACCGAAGAGCGAGGACACCTCGGCCCAGATCATTCTCTCCGAGATCCCCTATACGGACATCGGCGTGGTCCAGCAGATGAGAAGCTTCAAGGTCGAGAAGATCTCTCCGACCGGGAAGCTGACCTACTCGCAGGACTACGAACACACCTTGACCGCCCTCATGTTGGCGGTGCTTGCCCACGGCCTTGAGTACGAGGACTACAAGCGCTTCAAGTTCTCCTACTACGCGGGTCACGTCGGCCGCCTTGGCGAGAAGACGCATGTGCCGACTCATGACGCTCTTGGGAACCCTCTTCCGCCCTCCCAAGTGGCGATGATGCGAGAGGTTGCTAAGAAGCAGATGATGGACGAAGAGAAGGAGTTCCGGGAGCGGCTCAAGCCGACGAGGCCGAGTCTCTCCGAAGGGCCGTCTGTCCCGGCGGTGAATAAGGACGGACTTATCCACGTCTCTCACAACGGTCGACCTGTTTCTCAGGGTGGGAGATGGTCAATTGGCCCGCGGCGGTTTAGAAATACAACTTCTACCAGACGTTCTATTCAGCCGCGGAGACGTCGTTAAGCAAAGTGTCAGACCCGACTCGTCCGATCGATCTAACTCCAAAACGGGAGCGCGTCCTCGCCGAGGTCCTCCGTAGCACGGATCAGACCAAGAACATCGCCGATCCTCGCCAGGTCACCGACCTCTTCAATAGAACAGCCTTCGTTGCGAACAAGGCCAACGTGCTTGCGAAGGCGATCGAGGAGGTGGCTCGAAGATACGAGATCCCGGTCCACCCAGATGCCGACGAGGTGCGAGCCGCCGTAAAGCGGAAGAGCTCCGACAGCCCCGACGGTCTCAAGATCAGCTTCGACCTCTTCAAGGATGCGGTCGAGGTGATGCACCGCCGTCAGGTCGCGATCACTGAGCTGACGCTGAATCAAGCGCCAGACGACCCCGGAGTCGTCTTCCAGAAGAAGATCATCCGACTGAGGAACCGACTCGCCGTCCCAGAAGGGGACCTGACCGACGACGAGCTCGAGCTTCTCCTCTCCCACTTCTTTATCCTCCTGATGGCCTACATGCTCCAGGGGGCCTTCGACGCGATCGACCACGCTCTGTTCGTGGCCGTGATCCCCGATGGCCAGCCGGCGGAGGCGGTCATCGCTTTCCAGGTGATCCTAAGTGTGGTCGTACAGCTGATCATGTTCGCGGCGAACGAGCAACAGCTTGAGAAGTGGCTCGACGACGCCTCGTTGATTCGCCTGCCCGCTGGAATGACTGGAGCGAAGGTAATCCAGGCCGCGAAGGCGCAACCGATCCAGCCGATCCATCGGCTTGCCGCCGCCTACGCCGGGTTCTCCGACTACGAGACGATCCTCCGTTACGCGTTTGAGTACCTCCAGCGGACCGAGAAGCCCGGCTACGAGATGTGGATCGGGTATGTAGACGCGACCAATACACGTCTCCTTGCCCAGACGATGTGGACAAGAGCTCCCTCCTACTCGGCTCCTCACGCGCTCCAGTCGATCGAGCCGGTGGGGAAGAGGCGCAGGCGTCGGCGCACCCAGTCCGGGGGTGACGACGAGGGCCCCGACGTGGATCTTCCTGAGGGCGACGTGAAACAGCTCGTGCTGAGTTCGCTCGTCCCGATGGGAGTGAACAACCAGGAGGCTCGGCTCCAGGCGCTTGACGGACTTTCTCAGCACCTAGACCTTGTCGCGCAGGTGCTTTCGACCGAGTTCCTTGACGAGGCGATCTGCTGTCTTGCGCGGTTCCTGGTCAAGTTGCCGGTCGACCAGATCAAGGTGATCAGGGCGATCATTCAGGCCCTTCTTCAGACGAACATTGACTCGACCGTCCTCGACCTAGGCGCCTTGCTTGGGAAGCTACTCAACTACACGTTCATCGAGCTGACCGCTACCGAGCTGATCTATCTAGCAGAGAGGTTCTTCAACGAGCTTGTAGGCAAGCTCCTCGGGATCTTTGGTGACGATATCGTTGTGCTCTTCTGCTGTCCACTGATCAAGGAGCTGGTCGAGTCTGTCCTCAGAGTGCTAGTTGACATCGAGAACAAGATCCTAGACTTGCTCCGACAGTTCACGTTCAGCATCCGGATTCAGATCGACCTTGGACGACAGCGCTACTTCTTGTTGAACGACAAGAGGTACGGCCAGCAGCTCATCATGATCCTCGACCGAGTGGTCCAGATCATCGAGCAAATCGAGGTATGTGGGGAGGCGAATTCAGACGAGGCGATCAACCGCCGCCTTGTTGACGAGGTCCGAGCCATGGAAGGCCTCCCACGTATTGGGATAGAATCATGGGCTCGGACCCATTATTTCGTCACGGCGGATACTAAGGAAGGGAACGAGAAACGAATCATCCCAGCGCTCGGTCGGCCGATCTCTGGTTTCCCAGACTTTGAGTCGTCTGTCGGAGATCCCGCCGGAGCTGGCTCGAACGAGGACAGGGACCTACTCGATGCGCTCAAGGATGTCCCAGGGGCGGTTGAGGCTGGTGCGACCGAAGGGTACCGCAATCTAGCGTCGAGGCTTGGCTTGGTCGATCCGGTCGGCGGGCAGGAGGCGGACAGAGGGCCCCAGCTCTCACTCTGTTATCGCCTGTTCTCGGAGTTGGACGTGAAGAAGGTGAGCGATGCGATCAAACACTCTCGGCCGTAGGCTAGCCAACTGGCTGTTCGGCGAGGCTGAGGTGACTCACCTGTTCCAGGAGCGCGTCCAGCTAGAGAGCCGCCTCGACAAACTGAATGAGCGGCTCAATGACATCACTCTTGTAGCAGGGAAGGGCGAGGGGCCGACAGTTCCCAAGGCGGTGCGGTCCAAGCCAAGAGGGCCGATGCCGACCCTCTCGTACAACCGTCCGTCGAGCTCCAGGCGGAACATCGGCGAATCAGAGGCTGGGGTGTCCTACCAGCCCCCACAGTACGACCTCGCGGAGATCGCACGAGCGAGAGACATCGAGTCGATCTTTCAAACTTCGATCGAGCGACACGTCGAGACCGCCCTCCAAGAGGGATGGTATCTGTTCGGAAAGGACCCGAAGAAGGTCAACTACATCTATAAGCGGTTCTGGGAGATTGGGCTTCTCTCTGAATCCACAATGACCCTTCTGCTCGCCCAGGTGCTCGATCAGCTGATCGCGTACGGGACCGCCCTGATCGTAGCCCGTCGCGACGACGGCAGGTCCTCAGGACGGCCGATCCGCTATTTTGGCCGCACGCTAGAGCCGATCTCGACTCTTTGGGTGGCGGACGCGCCGACGATGCGACTAGGCGAGAACAAGCGCGGAGTCGTCGTCCGCTGGAAACAGAGCCTGGCCCGCGCCGGATACGGCACAGGAGCTGGAGACCGGACCTTCAGCGCGAACGACGTGTTCGTGATCGCCCGCGAGAGGCAACCCGGGATGGTGTTTGGCCGCCCGATGGTGATCTCCGTGATGGACGACATCATGACGCTTCGCCGCCTGGAGGAACTCGCGGACATCATCCCACAGAAGCACCTCTTCCCACTGTTCCAGGTGCTGGTCGGCACTGAGACCCACCCCGCCGGCGACATCGATCTAGGCGAGGGAGTGTCGATCTCCGAGGTTGAGTACGCTCAACAGCAGATCGAGGAGATGCCGACCGAGGGCGGCTTCGTCACTCCTCACCGGTGGGAGATCAGGCTCATTGGTGCGGAGGGGAAGGTCCTCGATATCACCCCCTTCCTAGAGCACTTCCGGAGCCGGGTTCAGAGCGGCCTCCGCATGAACAGCATCGTGATGGGATCGGGAGGCGATCCGACGAAGTCTGTTGGTAATCAGCAGATGAAGCTCCTCTCCGACTCGGCGCGGAACCTCCAGATGCTGGTGAGGGAGGGGTTCGCCGTCATCATCCGTCAGCTCCTGATGGAAGGTGGTTTCGACATCACCTACGACGACGAGGTGGAGCTCGTCTTCGAGCGGCCGGATACCGAGGAGAAGCGTTCGGAGGAGACTCACGCTCTCGCGATGTACCAGGGCGACCTCATGAGCCAGGAGGAGGCGAGAAAGTCCACCGGCTGGGATCCAGTCAGCAAGGAACATGAAGGGGCGATGTTCCTCAACAGGGCCCACCAACGGGACGTGGAACTGACGAAGATTGGGGCTGCTGCGAAGGCGTCAACCGCGGCTGGGAAGGCCAAGTCCAGTAAGAAGTCCACCAGCGTACGTTCGCAGCCACGCAACCAGAGTGGCAAGAAGTCGACTAAGACCCGAGTCAAGGCGAATGACTGACCGACTGTTATAATTGGTCATCCGCCGGGGGATTTCGTGAAGCCAAGACTAGTTTACATCGACACCGCTACGTTCTCCTTGCCACAGCTGCTTCACAAAGACGCCGCTGAGTTCGTCGCCGATGTACTCAAGGACGCGAAGAAGCCGTACCTAGAGACGAAGATTCGGGCCACCCACTCGGGCCAACTCATCCTTGGCCGCTGTTACAGCGGACGGGGCATGAAGAACGGAACCGGGAGCTGGTACAGCGTCGACCGTGGTGGTTCTTCGGCTTTCGACAAGCCAATTCTCAAGAACCATGACGCCGAAGGAGAACCGCTGGGGAGGGTGTACTCCGCCTCCTACACACAGCTAAAGACCGGGAAGGACTGGGACGAAGACTGGATCCGCCCCGATACGGGCCTCAAGCACGGGTCCGGCTACATCAGTATCGTCGGTCACGTGTTCGACATGGACGCGATCCCCAAGATCCTCGACGGTAGATACAACACCGTCAGCACGAGCCAGGCGCCCAAGACCGTCGACGACGCTTGGTGCAGCTACTGTAGAACGCCGCTCGCACGCGGTTGTGAACATCCGATCGGCAGCTATGTCGAGGCTGATGACGGTACCGAGTATCTGGTCTACATGGCGACTGGAGATCTCGAGTACTCCGAGGTGAGCTACGTCAACAAGCCGCGGCAGCAGAACGCGGTCACCCTCTCGTCTCGGATGATCAACGACTCCGACACGGAAGTCCACGTGATCGAGACGGTGAACGGGGACGCGGGACCATTTGAGGGATTCTCCCTCGGAAGCGACCAGTCCGAGCAGATGGTCGACCTCCTGTCCGATAAGCTTCCGTCGACCGAAAGAGTCACGGGAAAGGTGAAAGTATCGATGGCCACGAAGCAGAAGAAGCGAGTCGACGGGGCTCCTCCCGCGGCTCCCCGGGAGGGATCGAATGCGGGCTCAAATCCAGAGGCGGTCGCGGCGACTCCGGCCGTCGATCAAACGACGGAAGACCAAGAAGCGGCCCAAGTACTGAAGCCGCTGCCGGCCGACATTGGCTTCCTGAGCCTAGCCAACTACTTCAACGCGAAGGGTTGGCTCGACATGGAGACCGACTTCAAGGACGGTCTCTACGTCTACGGGATCACTGATAAGGCAGGTGGACACGCCCATACTTTCACCGGCTACGCCAACGCAAAGCAGAGGGAGTTCTCTGGCTCTACCGGAATCACCGGTCAGGGCTCTACTGCCCATGACCACCAGCATTCAATTTGGATCGACAAGGTCGACATGGGAGCCGAGGCGATCGACGGGATGACTCGCGACGCGAGTTACGGACCTTCTCACACTCATAAATTCAGTGCAAGTATTCGGGGCGACTCTCAATCGCATGCTACACTAATTCTCGACGTTGATTCGGTGAAAGAAGCACTGCGGCGCTATGGGGAAATCGACACCGATTCCCTCACGGACGCAGACAAGGAAAAGCTTCTCGACCCGAATAGCGAGAAGATCGCTTGGTCGAAGTCGATGCTCGACGCGGCCAATCCTCTTCTCGGTCGACTGAAGAGTGAGTTCCGCGATCAGGTAGTCAGGGAGATTCTTGACGCGGGCCTCCTGGGGGAATCGAGCTCAAACGAGATGGACACGAAGGTTCTCGAACAGGCGATCAAGGGACTCACGGATCGGGCAGCCGATCTTGAGAAGTCCCTGTCGGCTGCTAACGAGAAGCTCGCCCTTCTTGAACAAGAGAAGACGAAGCTCGTAGCGGACAACGCGACCCTGACGAGTTCAGTGGAGGGAGTGAGGAAGTCGGTGACGGCCAAGTTCGCAGCGGCGCTGAAGGCGCTCTCTGAGAGCTCTGTGCTTGATCTGACCAACGAGAAGGCTGTGAAGGACGCTACTTCTCCGCTTGAGGAGAAGAGCGTCTCGGATCTCGACGCGGTGGTAGGGGACCTTCTCAAGCAGCTTCCGGACAAGATGAAGCTGACCGCCAAGTCGATCGTGAGCGAGGCGCGGAGGGAAGCTCCTACCGCGCTCGAGGACAAGACGAATCAGGAAGTGGCTGCGGAGACGGGGAAGGGCTCTTCGGCCAAGACGCTGTCGGGCCTGATCGACCAGGCTGACGCGATTGATCGCGACGTGTAAGGGAAGGGGATAACTGCGATGGCATACCGAGTTCCTCGTGGGTACAGTCGGACCGACTGGCCTTGGCAGCCGAGGTTCGAGCACGATGGTACGACTCCCTCGTACGCTGTCCGGCCGGCGAAGTTCCTGCCGGTAGCGGCTGAGGATCAGGTCCACGACGACCCGATCGTACTCATCCCCGGCACGTTTGTTGGTCGACTCGATCTCGATCAGCACTCGGCGCTCGACGCGAGCTTCCTCACCGGGGGTCCGCTCGTCCCGGCGTGCCCGGTCGCCTACACCGTCACCTACAGCGCCCTCGATCTCGCGACCTCCGCCTACGGCGGCACGCCTGACATCGATGAGGACGAGGACACGGTGGTTGCCGCGACTGGGGCCTCTACCGCGACGGTGGCGGCGACGCGCCCTCTCTGGGTGACGCTCAAGCCTCACTACGCGGGTTGGCTCGAGGATCGCCATACGAATTACGTACGGCAGCTCTTCGAGACCGGCAAGTCGAAGCTCCTCATCGCTCGTATCCCTGCGATCACAGCGAACGAGAAGCTGATTCGTGTCGGCGACAAGGTGATGCTCGACAACACCACGAGCCCGACTTGGGATCCCTACGCGGCCACTCCCTCGACGGTTGGCCGTCTGAAGCGGTTCGACGGTGCCGCGGTTGCGCTGACCGAGTATGTGGTCGGCAAGTGCGTCAACAAGACGCGCCTTGCTCGCCAGTCCTCGGCCTCTGAGGGTCAGACGCTTCGCGCGGCCATCGGGACCTCCGCTCCGCGGACACTCACGAACATCAACCAGACGGCCGAGTATCTCTGGCCGGCTGGGGAGCAGTTCGAGATGGACTCGAAGATTGAGACCGCGAAGGGGCTGGGCCTTGGCCCGAGCTCGGAGACCCTGGGTCGTCCCCCGGAGCTCCTCTACGCGCGGGCGGACGCCAGCGGTGACTTCTGGGCTCTCGACATCGAGATCTGCATCTAGTCAAGGTCGGACCAACTAGAGCAACACTGAGAAGGGGAAGGGGTAGGACAGATGCCGGAACTCAATGACGAGCTCGTCTCTGAAGTCTTCGAAACGAAGGCCGAGAAGGCGGTAGCTCTACTCAAGGATGTCCAGGACAACGCTATTGCAGCAGTCGACCAGCGTGTCGCTGACACGATGGCGGAGTTCGGGATCCGGAAGCCGAAGCGTCGGCGTCGGCCGGTAGAGAAGCAGCTCGCTCTCCTCGACTGCATCTTCAAGAACAACGGCGTCAACCCGCTGACGGGCGAGAAGCTCGGGTTCCAGGACATGATTAACCTGGACAAGGAGCTCCTCACCAGGATCGCGGCCAACCCGAAGCTCCGGGCTGACTACGAGGACACCCAGTTCCATCAGGAACAGCCCCTCCTGTTCCCCCGGGTGGTGACTCAGCAGGTGCGCGAGGCGGTGGAGCCTGAGCTCAACCTGACTCCGCTCATGCAGGTGATCCGCTACACGAACAGCTCTCAGCTCGTCTTCCCCGCTGTTTCGGCGATGTCTGCCGGTGACCTGCGGATCGGAGAGGGTAAGGAGTACCCCGAGGGCAAGCTCCAGTGGGCTGGCCAGGTCGCGGTGACGATCGGCAAGCACGGTATCAAGGTGAGTGCGACCGAAGAGATGGTCCGCTACTCGCTCTGGGACCTCTGGGCGATGAACCTTCGTGCGGCGGGTCGCGCCCTTGCCCGCCACAAGGAGCGTCAGTCCAAGACCCAGGTCCTCGACCAGGGCTCGGTCTACTACGACAACGGGACCGCCGGCGAGCGCCACACGACCGGACGAGACGATTCGGGAGGCTTCAACGGCACCTTCACCGTGTGGGACCTCTTCGATATGGCGGCCGACCTGATCCAGGAAGGCTACGTTCCCGACACCATCATCATGCACCCCTTCGCGTGGCCGATCTTCGCGCTTGATCCGGTCATGCGGCAGATGGGCTTCATGCACAACGGGAAGATCCTCTCCGGCTACCAGGGCCAGCCCGGCAACGGGTCGGTCTTCGATCCGGGTGGGCTCCTCCAGCAGAGGGCTCTCTCGGAGCCGGCGAACCGTGCAACGACCTACTCCTCGGTGCCTTCGCAGTATCCGTTCGGGCCAATGCGGATCATCGTCAGTCCGTTCGTCTCCTACAACCGGACGAACCAGGCCACCGACATCTACGTCTGCGACAGCCGAGACCTCGGCATCCTCGTTGTGGACGAGGACGTGGTGACCGACGAGTGGAAGGACCCGGAGCGCGATATCCGGAACGTCAAGTTCCGCGAGCGCTACAGCTTCGCCTCGGCGAACAACGGCGCTGCGATCAGGATCGCTCGCGATGTCGTGGTCGACCGCTCGTACCACTTCGAGGGCGGAATGCTCACCGCGGATGTGACGCTCGACACCTCGGAGTTCACGGTCAGCTAACTACAAGTAACTGATCAGGGTTGAAATGGGGCTTGGTTCTGAGTAATATCAGGATCGAGCCCCAAACCCTTTACGGAGACACTCCATGGCACCGAACACTGGAACGACGAAGCCAATCAAGCCGCTCGGAACGACTGTCCCATCGACGAAGCGAACACTGGCGGCGAAGGACCTTCACGGTCTGACTGTCAGTCTGAATTACAAGGCGTGCAACTGGTTGAAGACTCCCAGCGGGGCGGTGTGGATGAACCACGACAACCCCACATACACGGTGCCCGCCGAGGGTGAGATCTCGGATGAGGATCTCCAGATCATCTTCAAGAAGCTACGTGCGCGCCACCTCGTCCTTGGGCCGAAGCCGAAGGAGCAGTTCGAGAAGCAGCCGGACGTGCTCCAGCGCTATCTCGGGTACCTCCGTGATCGTCTGACGCCGATGGACACTATCAAGAACGTCATCGGTAAGATCGTCACTGGCCCGAGCATGGTCGGAGGCTATTCGAAGATCGAACTCATCGAGCTGATGTTGGCGGCCGAGATGAGGAACCCGGTCACTCGCACTGGCGGTCTAGGTCGCCAGGAAGTGATCGAGGAGCTTCAGCGCGCAAAGACCTACATCGAGCAGAACTACGGTGGGATCAGCGCAGTCACGTCTGAGACTGGCGCGACCGTGGAGATTGAACCGAGTACGTCGGGTCGTCACATGGATCGCGGTGGCAGAGCGGACGTGAAGGCGATCCTGGATCTCGACTAAACCCCTGAGCGGGAGTCCCAATGGGCGTCCCCACGATCTCATCGACGTCTCCCGCTGACAACGCGGTAAACGTTTATCGAAACAAGATCCTCCAAGCTACGTTCTCGGAGGCTCTACGTTCCGCCACCGTCAGCACCCGGACCTTCCTACTTCGGAATGTTGACACGAATCAGCTAGTTGACTGTACCGTCAACCTATCGACGTCTGGTCTCGTCGTCAGCATTGAGCCGACGCGTGTTCTAGCTGAGAACACGTCGTACCTCCTCACGATCGTAGGGGAGGATGTAGGCGGCGGAGACGGCTCGGTAGAGTCATCGTCAACGAGTGATGAGCTCGTACTTACGGCTAGGATCTCGTTCCAGACCGGGACCGAGATCGATACGCCGACGATCACGAAGTCCGAGGCGGACATTGAGGCAGAGGGAGACCTAGGCCTTCCGAGCAACGTCCAGGTCGTCGAGGAGTCGGAGGTCCTAGAGATCACCGCGACCACCCCGGCCAATCGTGACTTCGGTGTCGCGAGGACGCTATCGGCGATCACGGTCACGTTCGATGACGATGTCGACCCCGACACGGTGGATGAGGGGACATTCCAGGTAACGATCGAGCCCTACTACGAAGAGGACGAGCTGATGATCGCCGTCCCTTCCGACGACGGGCTCTGCAACTTCAAATTCCAGGAACACACCGACACCTCAGGTAACCCCTACGACTACTCAGACCTCGACGGAGAGCTCTCCGTCTCCGGTGACACGATCACGTGGACCCCTGAGTCGGCTCGGGACTTCCCGTCCAACGTACGTGTGAGAGTGGTGCTCGGTTCAGACCTCGCGAGTGACGCGGGTCTCACCCTGGGAGACAACTACTACTTCACCTTCTACATTGATCCCTGCCCCAACCTGGTCTCCGTGGATCGGATTCGAGACTCGTTCTTCCCACTGGTACTGTCGGCGTGGACCGACGACATGATCGGCAAGACGATCTACAAGAATACGATGGACGTTCTCCCGCGCATCAGATGGCAGATCAAGCACGACAAGATCTACCCACGTCTTGCCGAATACGTTCTCTACAAGACCATCGACGACATCTATCAAGGGATACAGATCGAGACCGAGCTTAAGGCGGGTCAGTTCAAGAAGTTGGGCGACCTCATGATTCGCTACGACACGAAGAACGCAGGGAACATGGTGACTGGCCATCGCATGGCCGTTGAGCGGTGGAAGCGAGCCCTGGAGGAGGTCACCCGTAGGTACGTCGGTGTAGCGGTACCCTTCATCAAGGGTTATCAGGATGCGGAACAAAGGTGCTTCTGGCGGACTCGCCTCTGGCAGGCCGACATCGCATCCTCTCTCCAGAGGATCTATACGGGAGGAGAGCTCGCTGGGAACACCGCCAGGCAACGTGGGAACCGGGTCTCTGGCGCAATGGAGCTATGGAGGTAATTCGATGAGACGCCGTGGCCTGACGCTTCTACTCACCGTGGTAGTCCTGTTGTGCTCGTGTCGATCCGTCGTACCATTCAAGAACACGGGAATCGGGAATTCGTGGGACCACGCGGTCTTCGGCTCGCAAGACGAGTACGTTCGGGTCCTTCAGTTCATGTATGAGAAGACTGGCCGCGAGCTCCTAGAGAAGTTCGAGGCAGTACAGTCGAGCCATCCACTGGGCCCAGATGGCGAGGTCGATCTCGATTGGGCGAAGAGGCGGTTCGAGCTCATGGAGGCGCTCGCACTCGAGATCAAGACATGGGAGGAGATGTCCGAGACTGTCGCCATGTACGAGGGAATCGACCTGAGCGCGCCGGCGGACGAGTCTTCGAGGGCAGCTCGCAAGCGAGCTAGGGCCTTCCTCAAGGCGCTGGGGCACGGTCTCAAGGAACTTGCCGATGAGTGATCCCGGCCACGTGAACGTGAAATACAAGATCGACCCTCGCACTGGGAAGTATGCGATCGACTGGTCGACCGTCTCCGAGGAGGACATCTTCAAGCTTCTCAGGGCCTCTAAGGACGATGTTGCGAAGGCGCAGGAGGTATTACGAGACCTCCTCCCCGCCGCCGCGGCGCAGGCGCTCTTGGACCGAGGAGCGATCAAGCTCTACGAGAGTTTGATTCGTCTGGCGAAGCGGGCCCCCGAGAGGCTGCTGGAGATCATCGGTGCCTGATCCTGCCCCTAAGCCGAAGCCGAAGGGACTCGTCAACCAGCGACAGGTCAGAGCTGCCAGCGAGATTCTGACTCTAGCGGCGAAGCAGATCCAAGACGGGTTTCAAGCGCTCGGACAGGAGGCGTTTCTTGGGCGGCCTGTCCTCTTCATGACTGGCGGCCACCTCTCCTACGACATCAAGGTGACGATCCAAGACAGCGAGGACGAGAAGGACAAGGGGAAGGAGAGCACGGTCAAAATCGACCTGGACATCGGAGTGGTCACTCCACAGCAGGGGTTCGAAGCCGCATATGCGATGCTCTCGGGACCGATCGCGCCGGCCGAGGCGCGGCGGCCAGAGATCGAGTCTCTCCTACGGTCGAAAGGACTACTTGAGGAACGCCCAGTCATCCTCGGGATCACAAGGAACAAGTACTGGGTTCACCAACCTGACGGACCTCACGTCGTGGTAGAATTCAGGGACACGGGTGAGGGGAGCCTCAAGGTGGTCAAGACCCTTGAGGAGTTGAATAGAGAGGTCGACGGGTTCTTCTCGTTCCTCTCCGACAAGGTTGGTGTGATTTACGGGGGATGAATTCTCCCGGTGGGGGGAGAGGATGGCGAATCTAGCCAAGACCGCACGCGATCTCTCAAGTCAGATCGCTCCTGTACTCGCTGGCTCACTCGCAGCTGTGAACGAGGCGAGTGACTTCGCCAACGCTAGTCAGGTCGAACACTTCAAGGACGTAATCAAACTGGCCCTGAAGTGCAAGGAGGCGGGTCTTACCAGCGAACAGTTCGCGGCCCTGGCCGACGTCTTCAAGATGACGCACAAGGTCGCAACCGGCGGGTCCATCGAGTTCGCAGCTTCAGTGGCGAGTGGTCTAGAGACCACAGAGGGAAAGACCTTCAGCCTCAAGATGGGTGCGAGTGGAGCCATCGCCGGCTTCGGGCTTACGGCCGAGGGTGGGTTTGGCAGCGACTCTCGGAAGAGCTCGTACGAGCGGAGTCAGCAGAACCTCCAGATTCGGATCGACTGGGCCACCGTCCCGAGTACCCAGGCTGACGCGCTCGTTGATCAGCTTGGGAAGAAGGTCCTAGAACGCGGGTTCGCGCTCGATATCCCTGTTCTCAAGGAGGAGAGCCAGAGCCCGCTCCTAAAGGCACTTGAGAGCTATCTGCCAGTACTGAAGGAGATGTTCGCGAAGAAGCCCGATCCCCAGTAACCATGTTTAGGTTTCTCTCTCTGCTTTGTGTTCTCGTACTGGTGGGCGGTTGCTCCACGCTTGAACCTATCAGACAGGCGGATACCGCCGCGAGAGACCGCATCGACCAGATCGCGAAAGAGGTCGACCAGGTACAGGGTCGTCTTGACGAGACGGTTGGTGAGGCGCTTGATCAGTCGGAGATGTGGAGATCGACGGTAGAGTCGATCGCTTCTCGGTATGAGAAGCTCCTGGCCGAGCAGAGCGAGCGGTGGGCCACCCAGAGCACTCAGTGGAACGAGACCCTCACGGGTTTTCGTCAGCAGGGTGAAAAGGAATCAGCCCTCTGGCGGAAGTTCCTCGCTACCCAGAATGCGAAGTTGACCGATGAGAGCAGGCTCTGGCGAGAGCTCGTCCAGGCCGAGTCCGAGAAGACCCGTGAGACGGTGAAGAGCCTGCCTGCAATGTGGGCGCAGTCAGCCGGCGTGCCGACTAAACAGGGAGAGGATGGGGCCTCTGTTGTCGATTGGGCCGGCGTGGCCGCGCTGGTGTTCACGGTCGGGAAGACCGCGATTAGGTCACTTAAGGAGAGGGCGAAGGGGGAGCTCCAGCGAGAGGCCTCCTCGCCGGCCTGAGGCGCATGTCGGAGATCGACATGCGGAAAGAGCTCGTTCAGTGGCTAGACGACCATGGCCACTGGGGGGTTCATCGTTCCGCACTTCTGAACAAGAAGTGCCCATGCCTCAGCCGGGACAATGGTAAGACGAACTCTGCCTGCCGCCGGTGTCTTGGCACCGGCCACATGTTCGTCGATTACATCGTCAAGCTTGACAAGAGGACCTTCTCTCCTGAGTTCGTACGGGACGCCGGCGTAGGCGAGGCGAGGGTGGGAGACTTCCGGTACTACCTGGAGAGGATCGTTCCAGTGAAACAGGACGATCTCATCCTTGAGGTGGAGCTCGACGAGAGCACCCTGCTTCCAGTCCAACCTTTC